GATTCGAAGATGGCTCTCGAACGTACCGCAGAAATGCGCTACCTCGGCCTCGCTCAGCTTAAGAGCGAAGGTGGCCAGACGGCTTTCGATTCAGGCTCGGGTGAGCGTTTTGTGTACAACCAAGAGCACACTGAAATTGCTCTCGGCTACGCGATTACCCGTAAGGCAATCGACGACAACCTCTACAAGACCCAGTTCACCCCTTCGAACCTCGGCCTGATTGAATCTTTCCAACAGACCAAGGAAATCTACGGCGCGAACCTCTTGAATACGGCAACGACCTACAATGCAGCGGTCGGCGGCGACGGTGTGGCACTCTGCTCCACGGCGCATCCTATCGATGGCGGTACGGTTGCCAACACCCCATCGACGCAGGTTGATCTTAACGAAGCCACCTTGCTGAATGCGATGATCGCAATCCGCACGAACTTCAAGGATCAGGCCGGTCTGAAGGTGTTTGCTCGTGGTCGCAAGTTGATTATCCCTCCTCAGTTGGAGCCAGTTGCAATCCGTCTTCTGAAGACCGAATTGCGTCCGGGTACTGCTGACAACGATGTCAACGCGCTCATGACAACTGCCGGTGGTCTTCCAGAAGGTTACATGGTCAACGACTTCTTGACCTCGCCATATGCTTGGTTCTTACTTACCAACATTGACGGTTTAGCCTATATGGAGCGCGTAAAGTTCGAAACTGACATGCAGGTCGATTTTGTTACTGATAATCTACTTGTAAAGGGCTATGAGCGTTACTCGTTCGGTTACTACAACTGGCGTTCGATCTACGGTTCGTTCCCAACTTCGTAAGGAGAAGTTACTATGGCTGTAGACGCATTCACTGGTCCTTTCATCGCTTTTGGCCAAGCTGCCACAAGTGCTGATTACAACCCCGATATCGGCGGCTCGTCCCTGTTTTATGCAGGTGCAGGCTTCCTCGACCCACGCTTGCCTTACACCTATCTTCCGGGTGAAGCACAGTCGGCCATCGACTTTGGCTGGCTTGGGTTCGATAACATCACGACCTTGAGTGCGGTGCCTTATTCGGCGGCAGCGGCGGCGATTGTCGCCTCTGCCAACCCGACGAGTGCAACGCTCTCACTGGTTACTGCTAACTCCTCGACGACGGGTGTCTACTATTCCACGGTGTTTACCCGTGCGGATACGGGCGCAACTGACACGGTTCTGGCGCTCGATGCTTATGCATCGGTTACCGGCACGGTCGCCAACGGCATCTTGACGGTCACGACCTCGACCAACCAGATGCCAATCGGCCCGGGCATGGTAGTTCTGGCGACCACGGGTACGGTTTCTCAGGGAACCGCTCTTGGGTCGCAGGTTATCGCGCAGCTTACGACGACCGGCACCTATTCGACGGTTTCGCAAGGCACGACCGGAACCTATCAGCTTACCGGCAATCTGACTGCAACCTCTGGAACGGTCACCTTGGCCTACCAGATGCCAAGCCAGTGCGCTGTTCCAAACAACGTTCAGACGCCAAGCATGGCCAACTGGAGCCCACAGGCTCTTCTCGGTCGCGCTGTAAGCGTTACGGCGGCATCAGGCGCAACCTACACGACCGCAACGGTTAACGGCTACGATATCTACGGGTATCCAATGTCTGAAGCCATTACGCTCACTGCAGGTTCGGCTGTAAACGGCAGGAAGGCGTTCAAGTACATCAAGTCTGTGGTGCTTTCGGGCGGCACGGCTGATACGACCCACGCCTATTCGGTCGGTACTGCTGACGTGTTTGGTCTTCCACTTCGTTCGGATACGTTCGGTGACATCATTGTCAACTATGCAACCTCTTTGGTTGCCTCGACCTTGGTCACTGCTGCAACGGGCTATCTCCCCGCTGACCGTACCACGCCATCGGCAACGACGGCAGACGTTCGTGGAACCTACGCCGCTACCTCAAGCAGCGGTGCCAACAAGCTGATCGTTCGTCAGTCCCCGCAGGCCTACATGGCTCCGTATACCACGGGTCTGTTTGGCTCAACCCAATACTACAACTTCTAAGGAGTGAGCCATGAAGGGTCACAAAGGACATCACCACGGCCATATGGAAGCCGGTGTGCATCACAAGCATCCTCGTGCAGAGCACAAGAAGGGTGGCAAGGTAGAATCGCCTATGGAAGGTCATTGGGCTTCTGACGAAGCTCCACATGACGTCTATGAAGGCGGCAATTCTAACGTCGTCAAGGAAGCCGACAAGCGTAAGGCTGGCGGCAAGGTAAAGAAGCACGTCGGTCACCACGAAGGCCACAAGGCCGAGCATCGTATGGACCGCGCCCCACGCAAGTCGGGTGGTCGCGCAGCCGGTGGTTCAAACATGAACCCACTGTCGTCTGCTCACAAGGGTATGGAGCCTAAGGGTCACCATTCGTATGAGCCAGAAGAGCACGGCAAGTAAAAAGTCGAGGGGGGCTTCGGCCCCCCTTTTCTCTATAGGGAGCCTCATATGACCGCTGCATGGACGCGTTCCGAAGGTAAATCGCCATCTGGTGGGCTTAACGAACGCGGTAGGCAATCTGCTCGTGCGGAAGGTCATCACCTCAAGGCTCCAACCAAAGATTCCGATAATCCGCGCCACGAGAATTTTAGGGCAAGAATGTGTGGGATGAAGGAAAAACTTACATCCTCTAAAACTGCCCACGACCCCAACAGCAGAATCAATCTTGCTTTAAAAAAATGGGGCGTGACATGCTAATTTGCACTCGTTGCAAATGCGAAAAACCAGAAACTTCTGAGTTTTTTCCTCTTCATAATAAGAAGCGCAACGGGTTGGATAGTTGGTGCAGGGATTGTCGTAATTCGTATAGGTCTGAAATACGCCGTGGAAACTATCGCGGCATGATCTCTGATCACGAATTGAAATCACTTATAGCGACAACAATTGAATGCACTATTTGCGGAGAACGTGATAAACTTGTCGTTGATCATGATCATGTAACAAGCGAGATTAGGGGCATGTTATGTGATAGGTGCAATAGAGGTTTGGGCCATTTTAGAGACGACCCAGACCTATTAGAATATGCCAGAATTTACCTTTTGGCAGCAAAAAACAAACAGGAAGCTGCGGATTATGTTAAAATCCATAGCGGATTGAACCTATTTGAGGCTTATCAATGACAACCAAACCATTCTGGGACAAACAGCTTCCCAAGGGCCATCACACAAAGCATTTGTCGCACAAGCAAGAGCAAAGTGCTAAGGCTAGTGCAAGGGCCGCAGGTCGGCCATATCCTAACGCTGTCGATAATGTGGCAGTTGCGCGTAAAAAAGGCAAATAATCATGACCACCTTTACATCAACGGGCGCTGTTAACCAGTCCATCACTCGCACGGGTCGCAATGAACCGTTTGAACTACAGGTAGCTCGTAGCCAGATTACGCTTCACAACGTGGTCAACATTTTTGGCTATCAGGCCTCTGTAACGACTACCAGCATCCCAGTCTGGGAAAATGCATCTACTTATACCTACCCAACCTCTGCCTTAACGATGACATATGCCAGCTCGGCATCTGAAACCCTGACCATGACGGTTACTGGTTTAGATATCAATTATGCTGTCGTGACCGATACGGTGACATTCTCCGGCGGCACTTCCGGTACGGCCACCAACGGCACGGCATTCTTCCGCATCAACAGCATGATTGTCACCAGCGTTGCAACGCTTGGCAATTCAAATGTTGGCACGATTACGGCTAAGAACGGCGGAACGACCTATGCACAGATTGCTATTGGTGTCGGTAAGACACAGATGGCAATTTATACGGTGCCAGCGGGTTACTCGTTCTTCTTGAACCGCATCGACGTGTTTGCATCTAACCCCTACACATCTTCTAATAACCTGACCTTCATTAACTGGCAGCAAAATCCTTCTACAAAGGTTGCCTTTAATATTGCTCAGTCGCCGTTTATCAGCATTTTGGATATTCATCGGCAATATCCGCTGATTTATACGGAAAAAACAGACATCCAGTTTCGCGTTAATACGACTGCCGGAACTTATGCTGTCGGCGCATTTGGTGAGGGCGTTCTGGTTGCAACTGACGGAACTCTCTAATGGCCACAAGCGGCACCTACACGTTTAATCCGTCGCTCGGCGAGATTGTGCTCTATGCGTACAATCTCTGCGAAGTGCGCAATACGGCTATTGCCCAAGAGCACATGGAAGCCGCGCGGATGTCCACGAACCTGCTGTTAGCCAATTGGGCTAACCGTGGTGTGAACCTGTGGGCCGTCGATCTCGTGACGGTAAACTTCAACCAGACCCCAACGATTACCAAGGCTACCGGCAACGGCTCAACGGCCACGTTGACCTATGCCACCCCCAATACCCCTGTATACACAATAGGTACACAGATTACCGTGGCAGGCACCGGCATTGTAGACGGTTTGCAGACGGTTACGGCGAGTTCCAACGGTTCGGTGTCCTTTTCATCCTCGGTTGTTGGAACTTCCACCGGCGGCACGATCTCGACCTCGACGCCAGCGGCCACGTACTCGATTGACCCAAACACCGTCGTGATGCTCGATGCCTACGTGGAAAACACCACGAATGGGTCGCAGCCCATCGACCGCATCATCCTGCCGGTCTCGCGCACCGAGTACGCGTCCTATCCCAATAAGCAGCAGGTAGGCTTTCCCACTGTGTTCTGGATGGACCGCCTCATTGCACCGCAGGTGACACTGTGGCCGGTGCCGGATGGCACGTCATCGCAGACCCTGAAGTATTACCGCGTCCGCCAAATCCAAGACGCGGCCTACACCGGCGGCCAGACGGTCGAAATCCCATACCTTTGGTTGGAAGCGTTTGCCTACAATCTGGCTCTGCGCCTCGCCATCATCTGGAATGCCGAAAAGGTGCAATTGCTGAAGCCGCTGGCTGATGAGGCCTATTCCGTTGCTGCCGAGCAGAACGTGGAAACGGCGCAGCAGTACATAAGCCCTCAAATTCAGGGGTATTTTCGGTGACCGGTTTATTTTATGTTTATGAGCAGTAGAATAAGCGCGGGTGGACACAAGTTTGAATACGTTAGGACCGCATAATGGGGTATGCTTCTCAATTAGGCCGTGCATCAATAAGCTCTCGCAATCCGAGGGCGGCAGCTCAATGCGACCGGTGTGGTTTTATTTACAATCATCATCAACTGCAGTGGCAGTTTGACTATGCAGGTGCTGGCCTTATCAACAAGCGCATTCTGGTGTGTAACCCGTGCTTGGACACTCCTCAGGCTCAATTAAGGTCGATTATTCTTCCTGCTGACCCGGTGCCAATCATGAACCCACGCGTTCAAGATTACGCAGCGGCTGAAACCGACAACATCGCGACCAATGCCCCAACCGTAACTGACTTCTGGACTGGCATTCCTGTCCCATCGACGACGGATATCGTCACGCAAGACGGCCAGAACGTCACAACTCAAGTTGTAGGCAAGCCGACTGGCCTCGATCAGAATGCCGTCATGCCGCTGTTAAACCAGTCGCATTATCGCGTTGTGCTGTCCCCGCTGTCTGTGACGTCGCAGACCGGCACAAGCACGATTACAGTGACGTTTTCATCGGCGCATGGCCTTAGCACCAACGACCAAATCGCAGTCGAGGGTCTGACAGACAACAATGCAGATGGCATTTATAGCGTCACGGTTACGACTGCGACGGCCTTCACATATCAGGTCAACAATGCTATACCCGCAGGTGGGTTGCTTCAGGGCACCACCTTGATGGTTACGGCCTTGGTTGGCTTGCCATACAACTACAACCAGATACCGCTGACTGGACCCACGACATGAGCAATACGACTGTCACGAATCTTCCGGTTCTTACGACCCTTAGCGGATCATCTGAAGTCATGGTTGTGCAGAATGGCGTTTCGTCATCTGCGACCGCACAGCAAATTGCCAACTTAAACGCCAATGGCGGCACCGTAACGTCGATTACGGCGTCTTCGCCGCTTTCGGGCGGCACGATCACCTCGACTGGCTCAATTGGCCTGAATGCCGGTGGCGTGGCAAACGTCTACCTTGCCAACATGGCCGGAAACACGATCAAGGGCAACAATGCGGCTGGCTTTGCACAGCCGGTAGATCTAACTGTCGCGCAAACAATGACCCTTTTGGGTGCCGCACCTTTGGCCTCGCCTACGTTCACTGGAACACCTGCAGCCCCAACGCCTTCGTCGAGTGACAATAGCACCACGTTGGCCACTACGGCTTTCGTAAAAGCACAATCTTACGGCACGGGTACGGTTACATCTATTACGGCTGGTAATGGTTTGTCCGGCGGGACGATAACGACTACTGGCACAATCTCATTACCAACTACCGGTGTTTCTGCATCTACTTATGGTTCTACGACAGCTGTTCCTGTTATTGCAGTGGACACGTATGGCCGAATTACATCAGCGTCAAACACGACAATTACGCCATCTAATATTGGTGCAGCATCGGCATCAACGACCATTTCGGCTGGCACGGGCTTATCTGGCGGCGGCGACCTTTCCGCGAACCGTACGTTGTCGTTAGCCTCAGTAAGCGCCTATGCCATTCTTTCTAACACATCGAACGTATCAGCAGTCCCAACGGGTAACTCTTTATCTTCCATCTTGGACGTTGTTATTGGCTCAACTCAAGGTGCATTAATTTTTCGTAGCGGTACTCAGTGGACGGCTTTATCACCGGGGACAGCGGGGCAGCTTCTTCGTACGGGTGGAACCAGTGCTAACCCAACTTGGGCAACAGTTTCGGGTGCTGGTACGGTTACGAGCGTTGATGCTTCTGGCGGCTCTACCGGTCTTACGTTTAGTGGTGGGCCTATTACGGTTTCAGGTACGCTGACGTTAGGTGGCACGTTAGGTGTTGCAAATGGCGGCACTGCTCTTGGAACTACTCCAGCTAACGGTCAACTTCTTATTGGTAATGGAACTGGATATACACTTGCGACGTTAACAGCCGGGTCAAACATCACCATTACGAATAGCGCGGGTGGTATTTCAATTGCATCTTCTGGCGTGTCAACTTTCTCAGCGGGGACTACTGGATTTACGCCATCAACGGCGACAAATGGCGCGGTAACGCTTGCTGGTACGCTTAATGTTGCAAATGGCGGCACGGGTTTGACGGCGACACCTACCAATGGTCAAATTGATATTGGAAACGGCACTGGATTTACCCGTTCTACGATTACAACTGGTTCCGGCATTACAATTACCAACGGTTCTGGAACGATTAGCATTGCTAACGCCGGTGTAACGTCATTCTCAGCTGGTACGACTGGTTTTGCTCCAAGCACAACAACTACTGGCGCTGTAACACTAAGTGGCACACTTGCGACGACCAATGGCGGCACTGGATTAACGTCATTCACGTCTGGCGGTGCGGTTTATGCTACGTCTACGTCAGTCCTGACTACGGGTACGTTACCTGTAACAGCGGGTGGCACTGGGCAAGCCTCTGCATTGACGCAATATGGCGTAGTTTATGGCTCCTCTACAACCGCTATGGGCATTACGGCGGCTGGTACAACGGGTCAATTTTTGCTTGCCACGACAGGTGCTGCGCCAAGTTGGTCTTCTACAATACCTTCAACGGCTGCGGTTACGTCCATTACGTTTGGAACAACAGGTTTAACGCCTAATACGGCATCTACTGGCGCGGTAACGGTAGCTGGAACACTTGTTGCGGTGAATGGTGGCACTGGTCAATCATCTTATGCGATTGGTGATATTCTTTACGCTTCAAGCACAACCGCTTTATCCAAATTGGCTGATGTCGCTACGGGGTCGGTTCTTATTTCTGGTGGTGTTGGTGCCGCTCCTTCTTATTCTGCAACGCCTACGCTTACGTCACTGACTGCCGCATCTGTATACGGCGGAACTTCTGCTTCCTCGTCGTTATTATTACAATCCACAACAGGTTCAGGCACGACAGATAATATTGTATTTAAAACGGGTAATAACGGGGCTGTAACGGCTCTAACAATTGCCTCAAATGGTAATGCTACGTTCTTGAGCACTTCCACGACGGCTATCGGTACATTGTCTCTCACGAATGCCTTGACAGTTGCAAGTGGTGGTACGGGCGCGGCTACATTTACGGCTAATGGCATCATTTATGGTAATGGAACAAGTGCGCTTGGCGTTACGGGCGTTGGAACTACGGGTCAAGTTCTTGTAGCTACAACGGGCAGTGCTCCTTCGTGGGGTGCAATTCCATCAACTGCTGCTGTTACATCAATTACGTTTGGTACAACGGGCTTAACGCCATCTTCGGCCACAACAGGCGCTGTTACGGTTGCAGGTACGCTTGTTGCGGCCAATGGCGGCACGGGTCAATCATCTTATACCGTTGGCGACTTATTGTACGCATCCACCACTACGGCTTTATCCAAGCTGGCGGATGTTGCTACGGGGTCGGTTTTAATCTCTGGCGGCGTTGGTGTTGCTCCTGCATGGTCTAATTCGCCTACGGTTACGGCTTTAACAACGGGCAGCATTAGTAATAGCGGCAACGAAACATTCACTGGCACTGGTGCGCGTATCCTTGGTGACTTTACCAACGCCACAATCACGAACCGTTTGGCTTTCCAGACAAGCACGACCAACAGCACAACGGGCATTTATGCTTTGCCTAACGGCACATCCACGGCTGCTTCTTGGCAAGCAACCAATGCCGCTGATCCTACCAACGCATCCAAGATTTTGATTGCGACGAACGGCTCCACGGACGTTCAGTTGGTGTCGGGCATTAACGGCACGGGTACGTATTTGCCGCTATCGTTCTACACAAACGGTACGCAAGCCGCCCAACTTGATATTTCAACCAATCCTGTCCTCATCTTGGGCCGTGGCGATGCGGGTGCTACGCCAAGTGCATCTATTATCCGTTCGCCAAACGGCACGGGAACCAACATCACTGGCGGTAATTTATCGCTATATGCAGGTAACGGCACAGGCACGGGCGGTTCTGGATACATTGATTTCCAAGTTGCCCCAGTTGGATCAACAGGCACTACAGCCAATACGCTTGCATCTGCGATGCGTATTACCAATGCTGGCAACGTAGGTATTGGGACTACTTCGCCAAGTACTTATGGAAAATTTGCGGTTACAGCATCATCTGGAAATATTGGTTATTTTGAAGGAACTGCCTCTTCATCTAATATTAATAACGTCGTATTGAATGCTACGGCAACAAATTCTGCGCCAACGATGACGATGCAAATCAATAGTGGAGCTACCGCTATTGGTCAAATCAGGTTGTTTAGCGATAGTTCAATGTTATTTCTTAATGGAACAACGCCTACTGAAAAGATGCGTATCGACTCCTCCGGCAATCTGCTGGTGGGAACGACGAGCAATTCTAATGGCGCAAAAGTTCTAATTAAACAGACCGTTGACAATAATTTTACTCAAGCATTTTCAATTCAAAAATCGTCCAATACTGACACTTGGCAGCAGATGATCGATGGGACATCTGGAAACTTTTACTTTGCTTATAATGCGGCATCAAAAGGTTACATCAATAGTACGACTGGTGCGTATGTGTCAGTTTCTGATCAAAGGGCAAAAAAGAATATTGTAGAATTAAATGTTGGTTTAGAAGAGATTTTAAAACTTCGGCCAGTTGAATACAATATGATTGATGAGGTTGATGGGGTTAAAAAGCATATTGGCCTTATTGCTCAAGAGGTAAAGGCCGTTATTGATAATGCTGTAGATGACCAAACTGATGCAAATTTAATGTATGGTTTGGATAAATCAGGACTTGTTCCTGTTCTCATTAAAGCCATTCAAGAACTTGACGCCAAGTTCGAAGCATATAAAGCCACCCACCCTTAAGGACCAATACACATGGCTATCACCTACACTTGGTCGTTCCCGACCCTCACCGCATACCCTACTTATGAAAGCCAAACGGATGTCGTGTACACAGTGCATTGGACGCTTACCGGCACCGACGGCACTCACACTGGCTCTGTTTATGGTACGGTTGGCCTAACCTACGTTGCTGGATCGCCTTACACGCCATACGCTGACTTGACTGAAGCTCAGGTTCAAGGTTGGACAACGACCACTCTTGGTGCAGAACAGGTTGCTGCTCTGGAAGCTAATATTGCCGCTCAGATTCAACAGCAGATCACGCCAACGAGCGTTAATCTACCACCGCCTTGGGGCGCATGATGTTCTCGAAACGTCCTATTTTGATATTGGAGTCCGATCATGTCTGTAACTGACAACATTGATAGTGGAATGAAGCATTTCATGGATTGGATATCGATCTCAGCGACGATTACGACGCTTCTGGGCTGGCTGACACCGCTTGGTGCATTGCTGCCCATTATGTGGTATAGCATTCGCATATACGAAACTGAAACTTTTCAGCAGATTCTAGGCCGTAAGAAGGACAATACCGATGTCAACGACGACTAATCTTGCCCTTAACGAGCCAGCATATAACAGCACATCCCCAACGTGGGACCAGCCGCTGAACTACAACGCCACCATCCTTGACCAGATGTTTGGCAACACGACCGGCGTATCCGTTAACACAGGCAGCAGTTCGACATATACTCTTATCACAGCGCCCAGCTCGACCGCTGCCGGTTCAACATCGCAAGCTATGCGGTTCAATCTCACGGGTTCCTTGGCAGCAAACCAGACAGTTTTGCTTCCGCAGAGCGTGGCAGGCATGTGGATTGTCAGCAACAACACAACGAACGCGTTCACCGTGTCGATTGGCTCTAACAACGGCAGCAACGTCGCAGCCGGTACAACAATAGCCGTCCCTCAAGGCTACAGCGTTCTTGTTTATTGCGATGGCACCAATGTGCGCCTTGCAAATGATGGCGGCGTCCCCAGTTCCCCAACATTTACTTCTATCGGCGTTGGAACAGCAGCATCTGGGACGTCCGGTGAAATTCGTGCTACCAACAATATCACTGCCTACTATTCTGATGATCGGTTAAAAAATCGCCTTGGCGGCATTGAAAATGCTTTGGATAAGATATTGTCCCTCACAGGCTTCTATTATGAAGCCAACGAGACGGCGCAAGCTTTAGGCTATGCACCTATTCGCGAGGTAGGTATATCGGCGCAAGACGTTCAAGCTATTTTGCCGGAAATTGTTGCCCCCGCCCCTATCGATTCAAAATATCTTACAGTTCGATATGAACGCCTTGTGCCATTGCTTATTGAGGCTATTAAGGAATTGACAAGTCGTGTGAAGGAATTGGAGGCTGAATAATGGCTACCCCTGCTTCTGGACCTATATCGATTAGCGATATTAACTCAGCTTTTGGGCTTGGTTATGCTTTGTCAGCATACCGTGGGGTTACTTGGTATCAGCCAAATTCATTGAATACTGGAACTTTTTCCAGCTCCAATCTTGGGATGGATCAATTCTATAATAAGCAATCTACGGACCCTGCCTCGCCCGGTTCTGTAACTTATACCAACAGCGGTTCCTTTACCGTTCCGCTTTATAGAAATTCCATTACTTTTCAAGTTTGGGGAGCTGGCGGCGGTGGTGGAGATGCAGGTGGCCCCACAGGGGCGCATACAAATGGTGGCGCAGGCGGCTCTTCATCCATAACGGTGTCTGGCAATGCTTTAGTAGGCAATGGCGGTGGCGGGGGTATTTCACCCGCAAGTGATAGAAGTGGCGGCGCTGGTGGCAGTGCAGGTTCCGGCTCCGGGGGGACGTCTAGCGTTTCTGGAACTGCTGGCGGGAATGGACAACGCCAATCCGCAGGCGGCGGTGGAACCGGCGGCAACGGAGGTAGTGGGGGTGCCGGTGGGTTTGTCCCAAGCAGTGGTTATTATAATGGTAGCCCCGGCAATGCACCGGGGGGCGGTGGCGGTGGAGCGGCCTTTGATGAAGACGTAAACAATAGCGCAAAAAGCTGGGGAACCGGCGGCGGCGGCGGTGGCGGTGGGTATACCACGTATACTTTTAACACTTCAAATGGGCCATCTGCTGGCACAGTTATAGGGTTCGCCGTGGGTGCGGCAGGATCGGCAAACACGGGCGGCGCTGGTGCAATTGGTCGCATTACAATAGCTTGGAATTAACATGACGTTTGAATGGACCTTCCCCCAGTTTATCGTGTCGCCGACATACGACGGCCTGACCGATGTGGTTACGGCGGTGAATTGGGTATGCACCGGCACCGATGGCACGATCTCATCGTCAGCCTCGGGAACGGCCAAGCTTGGGACACCAAACCCTGCCGAGTTTGTGCCCTATGCCGACATCACCTACGACATGGCCTACGCATGGGTCGCTGGATGCATCAGCATACCGGCTGTCGAAAACGAGATCACCAAGCAAGTAGAGCAGCTATCGCAGCCTGTTTTGCAGACGCAAGCGGCACCATTCTAAGAGGGCATCATGGCATTTGGCATCGACGACGCGATCAGCGCAGGCCTGCAGATCGTCAACAAATTCATTCCCGACCCAAACCAACGGGCGGAAGCTGAGGCAGCCCTACGGACCTCCCTGCAGGGCTGGGATGCACAACAGACACAGGTGAATGCAAATGAAGCACAATCGTCTTCTATTTTTGTTAGTGGCTGGCGGCCTGCTATTGGGTGGGTTGGCGCACTTGGCCTCGCATACCAATACCTTCTGCGTCCAATCGCCGTTGGGGCGGGGTGGCATGATTTGCCTACTTTGGATCAGTCCCTTATGGAATTAGTAACCGCCATGCTTGGTATGGCTGGTTTGCGTACCTATGAAAAGACGTTGGGTGTCCATGCAAAGTAACTGGCAGCCCTGCTTCGTACTCATCCTTCAAAACGAGGGCGGGTATGTTGACAATCCCAAAGACCCCGGCGGCGCAACTAATCTAGGTTGTACCAAGGCGGTTTGGGAGCAGTATGTCGGTCATGCAGTGACGAAAGACGACATTGCAGCTTTGACGCCGGAAGATGTCGAACCGCTCTATCGCGCAAGGTATTGGGATGCTATAAGCGGCGACGATCTCCCTGTAGGGGTGGATTATGCCGTCTTCGATTTTGCCGTCAACTCGGGGCCGTCCCGCGCAGCGAAAGCCCTTCAAGCGGTTCTCGGTGTTAATGCGGACGGAAAAATCGGGGCCAGTACACTTAGTGCTCTTGAAGCGGCAAACCCTCGTGATGTTGTCACGTCCGTCTGCGAAGCCCGACTAGCTTTTTTGCAAAGTCTTGCCACCTATGATACCTTCGGCAAAGGCTGGTCTAAACGCGTTTCGGAAGTCGAGCGAATTGCTTTTAACTTGGCTAGGTAGTCATGGATTACAACACTTACGTTCAGCAGATTGCAACGATGTCGGTGGTTCCGGTGACGGACACCAACTATCAGATCATTTTGCCACAGATGATCTCGTATGCCGAGTTGCGGATGCAGCGCGACATCGACTTTCTGTCAACCCAAATTAGCACGACCGCATACTCGTTTACGGCAAACAACAACACGCTGACAATCCCACAGTCGCAGTTTGTCACGACTGAAACATTGGAAGTGATCAATGGCTCTGGCGCGTCTTCGCCTCTGCTGCCGGTCACGAAGGAATTCCTGCAGAACGTGTACGGCAGTGGCTCAACCGCCGGTCTTCCTGCCTATTATGCCGAATACGGTGGCGACGCTGCAACCACCGGCTACACCTCCCAGATCATGATTGTCGGCCCTATTCCTGATTCGGCATATCAGGTGCGCCTGACGGGCACCGTGCGCTCTGCGCCGCTTTCGGCCACGAATACGATGACATACATCTCGACCAACTTGCCAGACATGATGATCATGGCATCCATGATCTACATCTCGGCATACCAGCGCAATTTTGGCCGTCAGTCGGATGATCCGCAGATGGCCCAAAGCTACGAGAACCAGTATCAAGCCCTTCTGCGCTCGGCCATGGTCGAAGAAAACCGCAAGAAATACGAGGCTTCGGCTTGGTCATCCTACTCCCCTGCGCCTGCCGCAACCCCGATCAGGGTATAATACATGCCGCATAACACGATTAAGCTTAAGCCCGGCGTCGAGACCAACACCACGTTGGCACTCAACGAGGCTGCCTATTCGTCTTCGGCCCTGATCCGGTTTCTTCCAGAGCGCAACGGCTACGGTCTGGCCCAGAAGCTTGGCGGCTGGGTGGCCTACTTTAACTCCGCGCTATCATCAAAGGTTAGAGCGCTGAAGGGCTGGGCCGATCTTAACGCCACCAACCATCTGGGAATTGGTGCCGAGGCGCAACTTGATGTCTTGACGGGCAATAATCTGGTTGACATCACCCCGCAGATAACGATCACGAACTCTGCCCCAAACTTCTCGACAACATCTGGATCAAATACCGTCACCGTTACAGACGCGGGGATTACCTCGTCAGTTCTGGACTTTGTAAACTATGTCACGCCCGTATCGGTCGGCGGACTGATCCTCACCGGCCCCTATGCCATCTACACGGCAAGCGGCACCACATACACGATCAGCGCCTCTGCACTGGCAACGGCCACCGTCACCAGTGACGGCGCATCCTATGCATTCTCGACGATAAGCGGATCGTCAATCATTTCCACGACATTCAACAATCACGGCTACAATGTCGGCGACAGCTTCTATGTCGGAGTTGCGACAACTTTAGGCGGTTTGACGCTATCTGGCCTGTACACAGTTCTAACCGTGCCAACGACAAACACATTCACATTCTCCGCCGCAAACACTGCAACATCGTCGGCTGGCCCCGTTTCAATCAATTCCGGCAACATCCAATCGACCTTTTATGTGGCCCTTGGCCCACA